CCGCAACATCCGGCCAAACACCACGCACCCGGCATACGGATTGGTCAAGGACGCGCCGAATCAGATGATGACGAGCTACGAGTTTTGGGAAACCATCATCTCGCACGCAGTTGTCAACGGCTGCGGTTACGCCATCATCGAGCGCGACGGCTCAGGCTACGGCCGCCGAATGCTGATCGTGGACTACTACGACGTTGACCGCATGCCAGCGGAAAGTGAGGAGGGGTACATCTACCGCGTCCGCGACTACGGCATGGTTCAGCCCGAAAACATGCTCGAGATTTGCAATTTGCAACGCAAGTCGCCCATTCGCCTGCATCGTGAAAACCTTGGACTGGCCAAAGCCGCGCAAGACTTTGGCGCCAACTACTTCGGCTCAGACGGCCAGATGACAGGCATCTTGTCCAGCGACCAACCGCTCAAGAAGGAACAGATGGACGTGATTCAGCAGAGCTGGAACCGCGCAAGTGGCCAAGCTGGCACCAAGCTGCTACCGTTCGGCTTCAAGTACTCGCGCATCTCAATCAGCCCCGACGAGGCGCAGTTCATCGAAACGCGCAAGTTCCAAGCTGAGGAAATCTGCCGCATCTTCAGCGTACCGCCTGCCTTGGTGCAGTTGGAGTCACAAACGACCTACAACAACGTCGAGCAGCAAAACCTGATGTTTGCACGCCACACCATCAGCCCGTGGGCGAAGCGCATCGAGCAGGAAATCGACCGCAAGCTGCTGATGGCAAACGAGCGGCCAGCCACTTATTCCAAGTTCAACCTCAACGACCTGTTCCGTGGCGATATGCAGGCGCGGGCGACGTTCTACCGGGAAATGACGCAGATTGGCGCGCTCTCCATCAACGAGGTTCGGATGAAGGAGGAAATGAACCCAGTGGATGGAGGCGACACTTACACCGTGCAAGTGAACCAAATTGCGCTCGACCGATTGGGCGCCTACTCAGATAAAATTTCAAGTAATGAATCAGGACAACAGTCCCCTGCTCAGGGGTAAATACAGCGACGACGTCGAGGTGCGGACGATGGAAGTCCGTGCGCAAGGTGACGCCGACGAACTGCGCGTTGAAGGTTACGCAGCAGTCTTCAACCAAGAAACCAACCTCGGGTTCTTTCGGGAGCAAATTGCACGCGGTGCATTCGAGGACGTCATGAACGACGACGTTCGGCTGTTGCTGAACCACGACGGCGCGCCACTGGCTCGGACGACAAACCAAACGCTCACGCTTTCGGTTGATGACGAAGGCTTGCGTTACGAGGCCATCCTCAGCGACACGACGCAAGGGCGCGACCTGTACAAGATGATCCAGCGCGGCGACATCACCCAGAGCTCGTTTGCGTTCACCATCAAAGGCGAGGAGTGGGACAAAGAGACAAACACCCGCACCATCACCAAGGTCGGTCGGTTGCTTGACGTCTCGCCTGTAACGTACCCAGCGTACCCGCAGGCCTCCGTATCGGCACGCTCGAAGTTCGAAGCGATGGCCGAGGAAGTCAACGAATTAGTTGCCGAAGTCCGCGAGGAAGTCAAGCCAAACGTTGACACCAAAAACGAAATTTCAGAAGTGCGTAACTTGCGCACAAACAACATAGCTAAGATGACTCTCAAAGACCTCAAAGCGCAGCGGAACGAGTACTACAACGAGTTCGTTGCCATCGGCCAAACCGCAGACGCGGAGGGCCGCGTTATGACCGAAGCCGAGCAGGAGCGGTCTGATAAGTTGGACGGCATGGTTGCCGACCTCGATGTGAAAATCAAGCACAAAGAGCGCGAGCAGCAGATGGTTGCACGCATGGCTCAGAGCGGCAATGCAAGCAACAGCGAGAAGCGCGAAGTTGAGCGCGTTCACGGTGCTTTCTCTTTGTCTCGTGCCATCGCTCAGGTGAGCAACGGCCGGAACTTGGAAGGCGCAGAGGCTGAGTGGGCACAGGAAGCAACTCGCGAAGCACGCTCACAAGGCTTGCAGTTGGCTGGTCAAATCGCCATTCCTTCAATCGCCTTGCGTGACTTGGGTGATGCCGACGAGCACAGTGCAACCACTGGCTCAGGTGCTGGCTTTGTTCCTACTGCTGTACCAGCGGCAATCGAAGCGCTCCGCGCTCCAACCGTTATCGAGCAGTTGGGCACCACTGTCATCCGGAACGCTACCGGAAACCTCCAGTTCCCACGGGTTAGCGTGAAGGCGTCCGGAACAGGTGAAGGCGAAGCCGATGCAAACGCAGCTTCAGGCTTGACGCTCGACAGCGTGACAATGACTCCAGAGCGTGTCAGCGCAAAGTCAACTTACACCAAGCAATTGATTTTGCAGGGCGGAGGTGATGTCGACCGCCTGATTGCCAACGACCTCAGCGCCGCGATGAACGCATACATCGACGACCGCGCTTTCGATATCATTCTCGCGGATACCGATGTTGACGACCAATCAACAGCTGGAGCAACGAACACCGACATGACTGCTGCCCTTGCTGTTGCGATGGAAAGCGCGGTTTTGGCCGCAGGTGGTAACCTCGCAGGCGCTCGTTACGCGATGTCGCCAACGGCTTACAAGTTGGCCAAGAACGTCGAGCAGGTGTCAGCAGTTACTGCGCTCTACGACCTTGCTTCGAACACGTTCAACGGATACCCTGCGACAGCGACGCCTTACCTCGTCGACGCAGCTGGCCCACTCGGTCAGATGGTGTTCGGTAACTTCTCACAAGGCCTCATCCTCGCCTACTTCGGCGGTTTGGACTTGTTGGTCGATCCGTACAGCGCAGCAGGCAACGCACAAATTACTTTGCACGTTAACCGCTTCTTCGACGTTGCCATCCGCCAGCCCGGCGCGTTCAGCATCGTTACCGACGCGGAAGCCGCATAATCATTCTCGTCAGTCAAGTGAAAGGGGTGCAAGTTTCGGCTTGCGCCCTTTTCGTATTTTTACCCTCATGGGCACCATCGAAATAACAGGCACACCAGACCTTGACGCTGTCATCTCGGTGGCCAACCTGAAAAGCCACCTGCGCGTTGATCACTCGGACGAGGACAGTTTGATTGAAGCGTACCGCGACGCAGCGATTGCGTGGGTTGAAGACTACTGCAACACCCGGCTCGGTGACGTGACGGCGGTCTGGCACCTGCCGGGCTTCGTGACAACGCAGGCACCCGTTGCCCCGGTTTCGGCTGTGAGCTCCGTGACCTACGAAGACCAAGGCGGCAGCACGCAGACGCTCGACACCAGTTACTACTGGTTCGACATCAAGCGCAAGCCGATGCGCATCACATTCGAGAACTTCCCGCAGGTGTACGAGGACAGCTTCCTGCCTGTTCACGTCAATCTGACGCTCGGATACGCTGAGGCCGACATTCCCAAGCCGCTTGTTCACGCGGTGCGGCTCATGGTCGCCCAGCTGTACGAAATGCGCCAGCCCGTGCAGGCATCGCAGACATACGAGGTGCCGCTTGGCATCCACTCCATCGTTGCACCTTACCGCGTCATCACATGATCATCGGAAAAAGCGACCGACGCATCACTGTGCAACGGGCAACCGTGACGACCAACGGCTACGGCGAACCTGTGAGCAGTTGGGCAACGCTCATCACGATTTGGGCTGAACTGCTCAAGCAAACAGGCCTTGCGGAACGCATTCAGAGCGACCAAGACAGCGCGACCAAGATGTTGAGCTTTAAGGTGCGCAGGTCGACCGATTCGCGCGGCGTCACCACCGACGACCGCATCACCTACGACGGCCTGACATACGACATCCACGGCATCGAGGAAGTCGGCCGCACGGAACTGATATTTCACGGAACTCTCATCGACACAATCTACTGATGGCAACAAGAGGAACGCTTCGAATGGTTGGCGATACCCGCGGCTTCGTGGGCATCGGAACCAACGTGCAGTCGGTCATGAAGTCAATGCGCAAGTTCGTGTTGGAGCTTGAGGACGACAAAGCGGTGCAGAAGATTCACCGAGGCGCGGGCAACATCGTGCGCAAAGAGATGCGCAACAACATCAAAGACGCCGACCAAGTCATCAAGATTCGGCGAAGCGGCAAGCGCCCGATGACACGCAACAGCAAGACAGGGCCGCCCATTGACATCCCGCCCGGCACACTCAAGCGATCCGTACACGTTTGGCGCATCCCACGCACCAACGATTTTTGGGTGGGGCCACGCGCTGGGTTCATGCAAGGCAAGGCCATTGCCGTAAACAAAGACGGCTGGTTTGCCAACATCGTCGAAGGTGACGACCAAATGTTTGGAAGCGGCACGCCAAACGCTGGGGTGTTTGAGCGGTCCGAGCGACTTTCGCAACCAGCAGCCGAACGCTACCTGATTGAGGGGTGGTCAGGACTCATTGACAAAGCGGCCAAAAAAGCACGGAACACATGAACGTCGGGAAAGCCATTTACTACTTGCTCGCAAACAACGCGAACGTCAGCGCAATCACCACGCGCATCTATCCGGAGTTTGCGCCGCCCGATGCCACGACGCCATTCATCGCGTACACCATCAGCAACGTGCAGCCCGACGACACCCACGACGGCCCAGCGGTCATTGATGAGGTGCGCATGGATGTCATCTGCGTTGATGACACCTACGACGGAGCGGCCGACCTTGCCTCGGTTGTTCGCGTTGCGCTCGACCGCGTATACGGCACCTACAACACCGTCAACGTCGAGAGCATTCAGTTCACCGATGCCAACATCGAGGTGCGCGACACGCCACGGCAGTACGGCCAAGACCTGACGTTTATTGTCCGCGTCAAGCGCGACGATGTGCAAATCGCCACAGGCTCGCCGATTGAGGCGCTCAACCTTTGGCGGCTTGCTGATGTCGACGACGACATTGTCAACGCTTTGGATCGTCAGGCACTCGTCTACGACGAAGCCACTTCCCAGTGGATAGCTGACGGCGTCGGGCAGGTGGTTATCCCTGTGCGCAATCCAAGCCGCGACCCGATTGCAATCGGCACAGTGTTGAAGGCCACAGGCGCGCAGGGCGACCGCATCCTCGTCGCGGCATTCAACGCCGACCTTGACGACCCGAGATATTTGGTTGGCATTGCGTCCGAAGAACTCGGAGCCACCGATGCAACCAAAGACGGACACGCGCAGGTGTACGGCGAACTTCGCGCACTCGACACAGATGCCTACGAGGTTGGCGACCTTCTCTATCCTGACTCAACGGGCGCGCTGGTAACGACAGAAAACCAGTACCCCATCGCGATCGTCACGCGCAAGCAGCAGAACACAGGCCGCATCTTCATCCGCACATGGACGCCCGGCCGCAGCCGATAC